TATGAATTATGAGGATTTAGCTAAGTTCTTAGATACGGCTGAAACGCATGGTGGTTCTAGAGTAGGTGAGAACTTAGAAGTTATAGAACTATTAGTATCTATAGTAGGTAGACATAATCACGATCTTAAGAAACAAATAAGATACAGTGAAAACAAATCAGAGGTAAATAAGGATATCGCATATGTCCCACTAACTAGTGTTATGTACAGTGTAAAAGGTACAGTTAATAAATTAGTAGGTGCATATATGGATGAAGGTATAGTAAGTGCATTAGTCACTAAATCGACTGAAACATCTACTATAGAGAAGTTATTGCGTGATTAACGAAAAAAAAAAAGATACTGAACTCCAGGATCCTATAGTAAGGGTCTTGGGGTTCAGTATCTTACTCAGTTTGTCTAGATTGCCTTAGAGTTTGCAACCTGTCAGCATGGTTATCATCAGTGACGTGATGGCTAACTTAGTCGCGTTAGCTACTATCCTGTGATTTAAAGTTGAAAGGATACAACTATAGTAGTATTAGAACATATATACTCCTTATATAGTAAGAAACGTATGTGGTGTACGTTCATATATAGTATATAGGAATCTTTCAGAATGGAAAACTATATCAATTTAAGTTACTCATAGGTAATGCCAGTATGTTAGATACCATAACTGTTCTGGTAGATATAGTATTTCTCATATAGTCTTCTACTAACCTGGGGTCGAAATCTCTTAATAGATTATAGACACCTGATATATTGCTAGCTCCTAATCCACATCCGTAATAGTTATTACCACCTATACTACCACTCTGGTTATTCATACTACCAGTAAGTAACCTGTATAAAGCACTGAATTCTAATTCACTTATACTAGTTCTATCTCCTAAACTGTTAAAATCTGGATGTGTAGTCAATAACTCATTGATACTACCTATGATCTTAACGAAAGCTTTAGGATATTTCCTTAGTCTATTTATAGCATCGTTAGATAACATGTTGATATCACATATGATGCTAAATCTCACTCTATATTGTTTCCTTAGATCAGGAGCAGTCCTCAACACCAAATTCAAATCTCTATCACAAGTAACAGATTCGTACTCTAATAATCCATTATCTCTATAGATACTTACGTTTAATATGCTATGCCAAGGTTTGTGTATATACTTATATTCTGATTCGACTATGAACTGTAATATATCTTTATCTATGATGACTTCACCTAGCTCATTTAAGTTGAGTATAATGTTACTACTATCGTCCATAGCACATAATGCCACGAATACAGTACCTGATCCATTAACTATCTGATCTAGTATGAAATCGTCAAACTCAGGCAACCTTATGTAATACTTATCAGGTACATGTCTATTTATCTCATTATCCATCTCGAAGTATCCTATCTCATTTAACCTGTTGTCTCTATATAGGTTCTTCTTATTGAGATTGATACTGTCCATATTGAAATCTACATACTTCAAAGGTAATGGTTGGTTATGTATAGTGATAGGATACTGCATACTAGCAGCTATAGGTTTATCATAAGTGAACTTATAGTTGAAGGATACTGTCCATATAGACTCATCACTGTTCTTCTCTGGTTTATCAGGTATAGGACTAACATCGTATATACCTACTATCCTGGATTGAGTTTCAGCTAATGTTAATGAGACATCTATGCCTGATATGTCAGACATCAGAGTGATACTGTCTAGTCCATATAACTTTATATAGTCTATGAAGGTTTCATTATATCCTCTAACATTTTCCCTTAACTTATGTATCTCTTTTAGTAGCACTAAGTAAGGCAATGGTATACTGTAACTATAATCTATACTATGCAGGTTAGTCTCTCTCATTTGAGTTAACCTCATACGTATATCGTTTCTCCATCTTACAGCTTCGGTCTTACTGGTAGTTCTGTATGAGAAGCTTATAGTTACATCAGTCTTACCATATATAGGCGATATATTGACGCCTAATTTAGTATCGTTAAATATAGGATATGTATACATACCGTATGCATCCATATTGTTAATGTCTTCATCGTTATGTTCATAAGCTACATCAACATGTAATATATTGTTAGCTGAAAATAATGCTTCTTTGTTCTTATCTGAATCTATGGTGCTACCAGCTGAACTATATACGTTACTATCACCCGTAAACATAATGATAGCATCAGTACGTATCTTAGTTATCTTCATGATCTGTTCTATGACACTATATACTATAGGTCTAGTAACTGTCTGTTCTGTGTCTGATAATGTTGTAGTTACTCTAGGCAATGTTATACTCCTATCTTATACTTTTACCAAACCATAGTTAGGTACCACTACTTCCCTATCAATAAGGAAGTAGCAGTACCTATACGTTCATCTAAAATACGTCATCTATGTTCAAATCGTACTTCACAGCTTCTAAGATATCTAAATATATCTCTTCGTCTACCTCACCATCTTCTGATATATCTAGATCCTCTGATATATCGTCGCTCATGATTAAGCTTCTTCACTGACTACGATGTTCTCATTGGTGTTATCAGCATCTTCTAAGTTAGCAATCTTTGCATCAGCTGTATCATTAGTAACATAGTCTCTGTAAAGTGTGTTCCTATCTCTATTGACAGTTACCTGACTACTCATGTAACTAGCTAAATAATCTATGATAGACAATAGAGCGGCTTCTCTAGGCTCTAGTTCACTGTTAAGCTTATAAGCTTCATTCATAGCTGATAAGATAACATATGCACTAGTGAAGTAATATCTACATTTGGCTATCAGATGTAAACATACGTTATCCAAGTTCTCTAGATCAGTACCACTTAAACTATTAACGTAACTATCTGCATTCTGCTTAACTATGCTTAAATAATCTTTGTTATCTGCTGCGTACTCTTTCTCAAAGTCAGTTAACGTATCAGTATAAGCATAACTAACTAAAGTAGCTTTAATCTCATCTATGTGTCTACGTTCACTATTGATCTTATATAAGGTGCAGAAAGAGTTCCATTCATTCATGATCTCTTCTTTATGAGCTTCTATAGAACTTACAGTATATCTAGGTCTGTCAGAGACACTACTAGCTATAACCAGTTCTTCACTATTATCCTTGATCCATTCTCTATACACTTCACCACATACTCCCACTACAGGACTATAAGCTAAGTCAGCTTTACCAAGTAACAGAGTTTGTGTTCTATAGTATCCATCGATCATATCAATTCCAGTAGACATCAGACCGCCACTGAAGTTCATAATGTCAGCTACTACACTATTATAATCCTTCATAGACATATTGACACCATCTGGAATGTTATCCAATAAGCGTCTAGCTGTCAAGTATCCTATTAAACCGTATGAAAATCTCTCATATCCATTAAGTTTAAGGATATCGTTCCCTTCAACATAATTAGTAGGACCACTAAAGAAAGTAACAAAAGCACCTGTAACTACACTAACAGGGATACTATTCAAATATTCAATGATATCTTCGTCTAAACTACTATTACCAGTAGTACAACCTAATATAACCTTCTCTGCTGAAGTAGCTTCCAGATTAAGACGTTTATTAGGTACGATCAATTCATAGTCTTTATATTGGTCCAAGATTTCGGCTATGTCATTATTACTAGCTAGAACTGGTTTATCATAGATAACTATCTTACTTGATGATAAAGGATCGCTATACGAAGAACCACCATTATTTTTAATGTTATCAAAAACGTCTACCAGATCTTTGACTTTAGGTAACACTTCTGTCTTAGCGATCTTGATATGGTTAGTAACAGCTGTAGCCAACACCTTAACACATTCAGCCATAAGAACGTTTTGTTGTCCATTGACTTGTGCCATAGCTTCTATGTTGCTCTTGATAGCATCGTAATAGCTATAGCTGTTATCATTGGTAGAAACTTCACTAACTAAAGGTATAGAAGCCTTAACTAAACTATCTAGCAAAGTGCCACTTTTAGCAGCATAATAATCGCTATAACCATCAGGTATATCGTTATTACTATTAACTTGAGACGTTAGTTTGTTCTCTATGAGACTCGTGATCATCTGCTTAGTAACTTTACTATTATTTATAGTAGTAGAGATGTCATTACCTGCCACTTCTCTAATAACCTTAAAAATCAGATCAGTAACATTGAGTCTAACTGCTACATCTTCCATATTTCTTTGTATTTCTGCAACACTCATACCTTACTCCATTTATTTATTGAACATTTTGACAGCTCTATCAGCCAGAACCTTCATTAATGTAGCTGTAGTACCTATCAGTAAAGGACTAAGAACGATCCTGGCATAGACACTCCTAAAACCAAATATGGCATCTACGTGTTCACCATTCTCAGTAACTATATCGTAATCTATAATCTCACCTACAACAGACTTCAGCTGATTAGCGAATATACCCTTATCTCCTGTAGAGAAAGAGTTCTTAACCGTTATATAGACTTTGATCTCTAGACTATTAAGGTCTAATGGTGTTCTACCTATCCTATAATCGCTATTAACTCTACCTGTTATAGCTTCCTTACCAATAGATCTTCTGTTATACGCTAATCTTTTGTCACTAGCTATAGTTAGTTCTCTCAATGAACTAGACATATCTTCCAGTTCACCATGATAGAAAACTTCTATGTTCTCTACTATACCTTGATAATTACTTTTAGGTACATTCTGAACAAGATCTTTCAATACAGCTAAAGCTTTCTCATCGAAATCGTACCCACTAGAGATCTCATCTTCGATCAACATTAGATTGTCGTTACCAGTCACCTGACTACCTATCTTAACTATGTCATGAACGTTCTGGTTAAACTTAACTACTATGCTTCTAACTTTAGTAGTATCAGCCACTAGTTTCTCACTAAAGTTCTTAGTGATAGCTGAACTATCTTCGTATGTGTTACTATTCTCTTGCATAGCTACTTTAGCATATACGACATGTTTAAGTACTATACTCTTAGGAGAGAATATATCTTCTTGAAAGAAGTTAGTGTTGTATACTAACACATTGTCTTTCTTAAAGGTATCTCCTTCCTTATACATAGTAACTAAGTTATGAGGATAGTAACTGCCTTCAGCTCTACCATATACTCTACCTAGTTCTATACCTACTCTATTACCATCATCGTATTCTATGATGATACCTTTCTTAGTCACAGATAATACTTTACCATCTCTGTCAGCATTATATGCAAACATATCAGTATTTCTTTTAGCTATAACATACTCATAACCTGTTCTGACTATAGGTGGTTCATAGCCATCAGCAGCTATGATGTGCGACATCATAATACTATTGAAACCCAATCTTTTACTTCAGAGAGTGCTCACATTATTAACTAACTGTGAATGCTACCTGGGACCATATCTTCATCCTCTATATACTATATAGGTAGGATGGTTCCCGTTTCGACTTTCGTCTACTCTACTCACTTTAATTGACCCAATAGCTGACTCGGATCAACCACTTAACTTTATATAAGTGTCATTACTACCTTCTCTAAGGTACGTAGTTTTCGATGGTCTCTGATCACATTTCCTGACTACTATAAGTGTATAGTAGTTTTAGAAACTTCGATGCGTCGGTTGTCTCTAGTAACTGTGTTTTCACTATACCTATTTGGAACATTACCCTATAGGTGTTACACTATATTTCTATGTGTAAGTAGTAACAGTTACATCATTGAGAGTTTCCCGCAGTTAGGGAACTTATTAACCCACTATTACTAATGGGGATGACAGTAGTTTCTTGTATAAAGTCGTAAAGTCTTGCATACCGACAATTATCAAAGAACTTCTTATTTATACCTAATAATGCTCTCTGATGTATAGTTGGTATTGAAACGTTTTTTGTGACGGCTGCTTCTTTAGCTGAATCGTAGATATTATACATACCTGTATTCTCATCGAATATTATTATAGGTACATTTGTCCCTACTCGATTTAAATCAGTACGTATATTCTCTACATGTCTCCAAGGTGTTTCATCTGTGGCATATTTGATCAAGATATTACCTGGAAGAATAGGTTGATCTTTTCTCTTCAGCTATTAAAACATGGCTCGTCATTTTCTCCTCACAATTTGACTTTCATCATAACTATGAGGTATCACTTTACTAAATATAGAAACATTTATCATCATTTACACCAAAAGGTGCTAAGTTAGCACTAGTAGATAATAAATTGACAGTATTAGTGTCCTCTACTTTCTTAACTCTACCTCTTAGATCCTCTATAGCTGGATTAGCACTTAGATAGGTATTGATAGCTACGTCAGTACTATCTACTGTAGCTTCAGACATAACACCAAAGTCTGTCTTATGGTAAGCTCTAGAACCCTTATTAACGCTTTCTTTAGATCTACCACCTTCACCTACATAAGTAACTATATCTCTTTCTTTCAGATCCTGCATAGGGTTGATATCTTCTACTAATTTAAGACTATTATCATCTATGATACTGTTCCAGACATCATAAGGTCCTAAATCTATCTTAGATCTGCCATTGATGTTCTTATTCTTGAACGTCTTTACAGATCTAGCCAGATTGCTATATATGAAACCAGCTATACGTTCATAACCACGTATACGCATTTGTGTGAAGTCTTGGCTATCTGGATAGTTATATGTATCTAATAGTTCTACAGCTCTTATTAACAATCCTACGAATGTAGTAGGTTCATTCATACTCCTAAGTATATCTTCAGTAATAGGATCTACGAACAATTCGTTACATAGTTCTAACTCTTTCACATATACACTAGAGATATCTTTCAACCCAAATAAAGTGAAATAAGCGTCTTTGGTATTAAGATCCTCTATATCTAATGTTTTGATAGCTTTCTCATAAGGTAGTAACCCACCTATGATCTTAGTACCTATCTTATCGTTCCTGTTGAATACATGCGTCTCATTTTTGAACTTGATAGTGTACTCATCTTCAGTAGGTTTAGTACCTGGCTCTAATAACCTATGATCTATACCTAACATCTTGATCAGGTTCTCTAATCCTACCAAGTAACCTAACACTAGTCCTAACGGTAAGTATTTAGAGTATACTCTGTACTCAGCATAGTCTATAGGGACCTTATTAAGAGGTATATCTAGGATATCGTATATATCACCTAGTTCTACATCGTCGTTCTTATCTATAACATGAAAAATGTTGTTTTTAGTGATATATATCGTTTTATTATCTATAGTGTAACCGCATACTCTGTTACCATTTTTCTCTATAGACTTAATAGTGCTATCTGGTATCTTCTCCACTAAACTCGATCTATCGAAATCAAAGGTATAGTCACCTTTCTTAAAGATCTTATAATGCTCAGATATAGCGTTATAAATATAAGGAGCTTCAAAATAGTTATCATATACGTTACCAGGAATTATATCATCTAATTCTTTGTTCCTATATTTCTTGAACATTTCTTTAGTGATGTAACTTACAGTACTATTAGCTTTTAATCTGGATAGTTCTACGAAGTTTTTACCGTAATAACTGGATAATGATACTTTAGTAGGAGATATCTTTCGGATAGGAAGATCAACTCTTTGGTTTCTAAGTATAGCTTTATTGCCATTGATGACTATTGAGTTATCGTTATTCAACACTGGTAATCTAAAAGATATAGTAGAAGGAGCTCCGTCTATAGGTACTAACTCTATCCTATGATTTTCATACTCTCCTAACACACTACTATCTATATCCATAGTGTGACTTTTAACTATCACTCCAGCTTTCTGTATATTATATATACTGTTTATGATGTCTTTATGGTACAACTTATCCTTATAGTCCTTATATAAAGCGTTATTACTCATATTGACCATGTTAGTGTCTAGCACTGTATATGGTACTTCAACCTTAGATCTGGACTCTGATAACTTCTTATCCTCTGCCTTATAGACTACTTGATCCTTGACTTTCCCTTCACCATATACTGTAACACTTTCCTTATAGTTCTCTACCAGTTTCTTATACTTCTTGTAGTCAGAAACTCTCATGGACTCACTATTAGCTAAAGTCTCTATGATGTCATCTAATATAATAGAAGGTTCCTTAGCTACATAAAACTTCTTGCTTAATTCCTCTTTAGTTAGCTCAGGTTTATCCTCTTCTACATAGATAGTATCCTTAACGTTACCTTTCTTATCAATAGTCAGACCTTTACTGATAAGCTTAGTACCGTATATGGTACTATGTCTGGCTAAATCCTCATCCAGACTCTTGAGTTCCTCATCGATATCGATATCGTCTAGGAACTCTTCTAAGTCTTCTTCTATCTGTTTGTTAACTAAATCATCAGGTTCTATAGCACTCTTCCTGTGGTCGAAGAGTAGAGATTTAACCTTAGTAGGCTCTATATCGTCTTCAGTTATATCAGCTTCTTCTTCTACTTCAGTTAGTTTAACAGACTCTACTACTCTGAACCCTATAAGGAACCTTAAGAAGAACTTCTTAAGCATCGTGTTAGGGTACTGCTGTATGTTATCGAACTCAGTAGTATTAATTTGACCCTTGATGAAGCTGTTAAGGTATCCCATGTTAACTAATACTTCATTGTCCCTATTCCTGAATATGAAGTTCACTAATGGATACTTATCTTCAGGTATGCTGCTGAAAATACTCTTAGGTCTGTTAATATTATCTAACCATTTCCATAGTTCTAATATGACGTAACTGCTACCAGTATTAAACAACTTAAGTAGCTGTAACGATACTCTATCCATATATAAGTTAAGTATAGGTAGACTAGGTATGTCGTCAGGTACATCTATGTATAAAAAATGGTTTCTGCTACTATCCTGAGTCATATTACCTATAGTGCTTAATATAGTCCTATACGTATTAACCCAATGGTAGTAAGTAGCCATAGGTGCATTAACATACCTATATACTTCATTCATGTAACTATAGTTCTCTATGACCAATATGCGATCATTAGTCTGAGTCTTATAGCTGTCAGGTATATACTTATATAACTTATTAGTCCTAAAGAAGTCCTTAGTAGCAGCTCTTACTATAAAAGGTCTCTTCCTAAAGGCCCCTATAGACTCACCTAGATATTCAGTAGTGAAATCAACTACTACTCTGTTACTGTTCAGACTTAAAAAACCTAAGTTCACATCTATAGGATAATTACTCTCTATATCACTATAGTAATGAAATATTGAGTTCCTAGGCAAACTCAATAACTTAATAGGTTTAGGTCTTAATAGACCAGATATCCTACGTACACCGTACTGTTTGTAGAATAGTTTATACAACATGTTACTCATCTATATACCTCTTATCATTGAGTTAACGTTCCCATAGTTAACTTAGTAACATCACTCTCTCCTGAAAAGAAAACTCTGTTATTAGTATCTATGTAGTAGTCTCTTGACCCTAATTTATTGCGAACTTCTTCTCTAGCTTCTTCTGTTAGCGCTGCTGTTACTGAAACTGTCCTTGTGTCCACTTAGTTCGTTACACTAAGCTGGTGTGCTAAGACACCTACATGTAATCACTTACATGAGCAGATCATATCTTCATCCCCTATATATAGTATATAGGTAGGATGTCTCCCGTTTCAGGTTCACTTGAACCCTACACCATGGTTAGTGGTTGATCGTTGAACTCACTACATATACTATATAGTACTTAGTAGCTTCGTTGCGTCGATTGTCTCTGATAGTTACGTTTTCACTATGCTTACTTGGATCATTACCCTGTAAGTACTATAGTACATTTCTGTCTATAGGTAGTAGTAACTCGTTATCGAGAGGTTCCCGCAGTTAGAGAGAAAACTACTCTGGTATTACTACCAGGTAGGACAAACACTGAAACATATGTTACCTTTACTATCATTAGTTCATTAATAACATTTGCCCCATCAAAGTCGGTCACCATCGAAGTCAGCGCCTAGTCTAGCAAGTTGTTTTACTGAGACACTTGTGCTCTCAAAGAACTTCTCATTAGCTATAGGAAATTCAGCGCAGACATTCTCTGTCTTGGTAAAGCTGTCGTCTAGTTCGTATCTAACTTCAGATCTTACTGTTGATTTCAGATAGATCCAACTAGGATATATGCTACCATATTCAATAGCTGGGTATCTGGTTATCATTACAGGTATATCGTGTATATGTTTATATATACTAGCCATATACAACTCAGTATACGTTATAGGTCTTAGTATAGATACCTTCAATAGTTCTTCTGGAACATCTCTGATATCCTTAACAACTTTAAAACCATTGTCAGGTGTTAACAGTATAAGTAGTAAGTATTTGTCACCTATAGTTATAGGTAAGTGTCTACTACTTTCATTAGAGTACAAGTTGAGCTTCTTCTCTATACCTGTAGAAGTCATCCATTCATCGTATATCCTAGGATCTGAATTGATATGTTCCCTTTGTAACGTATCCTTATTGATTAGAGTATAGGAACTATTAGATCCTGTAAAGATATCAGATAGGTATTCGTCTCTGATAAGCTTTAGTGATAATGGAGAGATACATTTCAGACATTGGTATAGTCCTACTACGGTATGATTAGTAGTGATAGTTCTAGGATCATCTAAGTTAGTAGCATTAGAGACATATCCGGTTATGACATTTCTGGTTGAGTTGAAGATCTTCCTGCTAGCCCATTTGTCCTGTATCATACCTCTCTTACCTTCTAACATGTTCTTTATAGTAGTATATATCTCTAGTATAGTAACTTGCATATTGTATCTGATGTTATCTATATAGTCCATATTGAGTTCAGTATTGATACCTTGTATGAGGTTACTGTACCCTAATACTTTCCTATATGGTTTATTGATCTCGTTCTCTGATACTCTATTAGTACTATCTACTTCCAGATCTCTTAGGCCAGCTGGTAGTACTAATAACTTATCTATTGCGTATCTGCCTTTGTATTTGTCTATGAGTTCTACATAATAGTCTCTTTTGATACTCTTGTTACGTAATAGTTCTATCTTGTTAAAATTAGAGAAGAAGAAGTTGTACCCAGTTTGTCCTTCTACTTGATTAGATCGTACAAAATCCTTTAGTTTAGGGTCGAAGATAGCATATGCCTTACCGGACATGATGTCTCCGTATAGAGCTTTTAGTTTGATTATGGTCTTATATATGAACGGATGATAAACTTCCACATTTAAGTTGATATATGAGAAAACTGCTTCTCTCCTGGGATCTCCTACTCTACCGAAGATCTCTGTTGAGAACAATCCTTTAGGATGGAAGTTCTTGGACACCCCATCATAGATTTCTAGTGTTTCTATAGGTTTCATGAGCTTAGCTCTCTCATCATCTAGGATAAGGAGTTCTATGTTCATAGGTAGTTCTTGTGCTTTCATTTTGTATATTATATATCCTTTGAGTTATTTAGATTAGATTTCATGGTTCAATTACGAAAAGTTACAAGGAGAACACATGGGTTTGTTTTTTGATGATAAACCAGGGAAAAATAAAGTATCCAAGAATTTGGATCTGGATGATGATCTATCGTTTGACTTTGACAGTCTAGACGATGGTTTAGATATGTTTGATGAGGGCAATAAGAGAACTCCTATAGAGAAATTTAAAAGTGGTATCAGAGCTGGAGTGAAATCAGAACTGTCCAATCCTAGTACCTATAAGAAATTGGTGTTAGATGCTTTACCTAATGAATACAAAACTGTTAATAGAGAAGTAGAGAGAAGATACAGAGATCTCACTAGAATCTATAAGGATACTACAGGCTCTTTAAAAGAAGAATTATCTTCTCTTTCAGAACAAATAGGTAAATTAGTACCAGAGGATCAAGGTGTCGCAAGGAAGCTATACGATGCTACTCTAGGTAAATTTAAAGGTAAAGAGAGGTTCTCTTACGATGATGATAGGAACTATAATCAAGAAGAAATAGATAATGTACTAAAGGAAGTATTTAAGAGCCAAAATAGAGCTAACAAGAGAAAGGAAGCTATAGACAGTATCCGTACTGGACTGTCTTATAAAGGTACATTAGATAGTATAGAGTTACTTACTAGTATAGATAGTAACACTTCAGCTTTAAGAGGTTATCAAGATAGCGTTACACAAGCTTACCAGAAAAAATCATTAGAGTTACAATATAGGAGTTATTTCGTACAAGCTGAATTACTTAAGAAGTTTAATGAGTACAGTAATGAAGATCTTGCTATAGGTAAAAGTATCATCAAGAACACTTCATTACCTGATTTCGTTAAAGCTACTGATAGTGAAAAGATAGGTGATGTCTTCATGACCAAGTTTGGTGATAAGATATATAGTAAGCTGTTCAATAATGATTTCATAGGTGGATTAACCAAGTCTTTAAGTGACAAAGCTCAAGAGATGGTTGAGCAGATAAAAGCTGGTATATTTGCAGCTAGCATGGTAGAAGATACACCAGATGGGTTCAGTGACTTAGCAGGTAGAGGTGTAGGTGCGTTAGGTACTTCCATAGTGCAAGATATAGCCAGTAAAGCTACTAAGAACATCATAGGTAAGTCACCTAGAGTTAATGAGTTCTTACAGGGTAAAGGTAAGAAGTTACATAACGTTCTTATAACTAATCCAGAAGGCTATATACAAGATTTAATAGATAAGAAACTAGGTTTCAATTTCGAAGATGGCAACATCAAGAGTTTCTTAAAGGAATTCTTCTCTGATGTATTATCTAATAGCTTATCAGGTACTGGTACTAGCTTAGAGGATGTTAAATCGTTCTCTGATCTGAATAAACCTTCAATATATAGTAATAAAGCTCATTTAAGTATCACTGAAGTTATACCTGGATACTTAAGTAAGATGTTGAGAGAACTCACTATACTAAGAACTGGTGATAGCAAGACTCCTGATATACTATTTGATTATAGTACCAGTAAGTTTAGTGATAGCAACAAGTTAGGTGACAAGTATACTGGCTTAATAAGAGATCAGTTAGGTAGTGGTCATAGAGGAGCTTTAGATTCTTTAGTTAGTACTATAGCTCCTGATAGTAAAGATAATGTTAAGAATGAGTTAAATAGGTTCTTAAGTAACGTATCTCAAGAGAGGATGGTATATAGTCCTGAGAACATACGGAACACTGAACATTATAGCAAACTGTCTACTAATGCTAGAAACGTTATAGATAGCTACTTTAAGTCTATAGAAGGTACAGGATCTAAAGTAGGTGTTTTTGAAAGAAGAATGGGTCAGTTAAGAACCTCTATAAATGATCCTAGAGGTATATTTGAAGAAGCTATAAAATCAGGACATGGTGAAGTATTAGAAAGATTAGGACTTATACAGAAGGCTGAAGATGGTACATATAGTTACGATATCAATAACTATATAAAAGAAAGTATAAGTGATGATCCAATAGGTAACATCAAGAAAGGTAACATAGTAAGTAACCTAGCTAGTAAGATCTCTAATACATATAACAGGTTTAAAAATAACATAGGTAACAAAGAAGTTACTGATGGTAAAACTATACCTGTTAATATAGGGCTAGTTAAACTAGATGATGGTTCTATCAGTAACATAGTAGATCCATTAATAGCTACCTTTAAAGAGGTATATAATCAGCCTATATCTGTTACTATAGACGATAAAGAACTCATTAGACCTATAGATACAGGATTCAGTAACGTAGTAAGCAGGTTAGATACTATCATAGAGAGAATAAGTAACATATCTGTGACTAATAGATCATACAACTATAACGGTAAAGACTTCTTCAATGGTATCAAAGACATGGACTATAGTAAAGTACTAGATGTTTTTAAAGTGCTTAAGTCCTATAAGTTACCTCAATCTGTTATAGATTACTTCGTCAATGCATATAGTGAAGGTAGAATCACACTAGATGAAATAATAGAAGAACTTAATGAATCCTTCAGTGATCTTAAAGAAGCTAGTGGGTCAAGATTCTCTACTATCTACAACCGATTAAGAACTGGTCTAGGGATAGGATTAGAGAAATTGACTGATATAGGACGCAACTTACCAGGTACTATAGGTAACGTAGCTAGATCTACTATGACTGTTGGAAAGTCTATATTTGACTTCATATCCAGTAAAGCCAGTGAGAACAAAGACCCTATATATAACGCTATGAGAGGTATCTTAGGTACTATGTTAGAGTTCTCTAAGAACGCTCTAGATGTAGGTAAAGACATATTGTTCAATAAGTTACCTATAGGAGTAAGAGCTGGTTACGAGAAGATCAGATCGTTATCTAAATCAGTAAATAACTTCTATTTGGCTACTGATGTATACGTTAAAGGAGAGTCTGAACCTAGATTAACTTCCAGACTGTTAAGAAACGGTTACTATATATTAAGAGATACTGGTGAAGCTATATATAGCTTCAAAGACATTAAAGGTACTATAGTAGATCCAGAAGGTAATGTAGTATTATCTACTGAGGATATCAAGTTAGGACTAGTAGACAAAGATGGCAATGAGCTATCTACACCATTTGAGAAACTATTAAGTGCTACTGGTACATTCATTAGAGGTGGTATCAATAGACTAGGTAAGTTCTTCAACAACTTTGAGTTCAGCATACCTAACATATTCAATGCGTTCAACTCATATAACGATAAAGTAGTTAATGTGTTAGTAGAGATACGTAACATACTGTTAGCTAAATTTGGTATGAGTAATGATGGTTATGATGATTACGATATAGGTAATATAGATCCAGATACTCCTAGTGGTCCTAGTAGTCCTAATTCTTCTTTATTAAATAGTATAAAGAATCTTGATGTAGGTAGAAGAACTAATGAGTTCGGCAGCTTACTAAAAAGAACTGCTGGTAACATAGGTGGTAAGTTCATGTCTGGTATAGGAACTTTTTTCAATAGAGATACTACTGATACTGAAGAAACTGATACCAATAAGCCTAGTATAAAAGATAAGTTACTTAATGTCTTAAATGCTGCTAAGACTACTACCAGTAACGTTATAGATAGAACTAAAAATACCTATAAGGAAAGACTGAAGAGACTAGATGAAGAGAACAAAGATAGACATAAGTTCGTAGAGACTGAAGTTACTTCCAGATACGATAAAGGAGATGGTATATTAGGTACTATACAGAATATGTTTAGTTACATTAAAGACTTCTTCTCTGTCAGTGGCTTCGCTGGTTTCTTAGGTGGTGTACTATCTAAAGTACCTGTATTAGGACCTTTATTAGGTAAGCTTGGTGGTATGATAGGTTTAGGTAAAACAAGTGACTTAGTAGGACCACCTAACCCATTTGGTAAACCTAAAGGTGCAGTAGGTACTATAAGAGGATTAGGTAGTAAGGCTATAGGTGCATTAGGTACTGTAGCAGGTTTTGGTGCTAAAACATTAGCTAGAGGTGCTTTAGCTTTGACTGGTCTTGGGTTGTCTGGTGTAGCTAGTGCAGCTACTACAGCATTAACAGGTACTATAAGTGCTATGGGAGCTATAGGAGCAGCTATATTAAGTCCTATAGGTTTAGCTGTTATAGGTACAGGGTTAGCTGCATATGGCGCTTATAAAGTTTATAAGTACCTTACAGATGGTAAACTGAATGAGTTTGAGAAAGTCAGATATCTACAATACGGTATAGATCCAGAGAACGAAACTCATATAGCTAAGATACCTACTATAGGTAGTCTAGAAGAGTACCTAATGGAAGAAGGTATCGTAATAAATAGAGACACTGTTTCATTATCTCCTAATATAGACGCTAAGAAAGTATTAGAAATAGCAGGTATAGAACTGACTAATGACAACGTAGAGACCTATAACAGATGGGCAGATTGGTTCAATGTAAGGTTCAAACCTGTATTCCTAAAACATAGTATAGCTATCAATAAGGTTAAGTTAGGTAACAAACTAAAAGACATAAGTAAACTAAATGATACTGATAAGGTTACATATCTGTCTCTTATAACTGACGGTATATCTAACGTATATAGTTATTTAGAAGCTCCATATCAAGATATGGATCCATTAGTTAACAAACACGTTATGATAGACTTATTAGTTAAAAGGTTGATACTAGATCTTAAGAAATCTGGCGCTAAACCTGTAACTAGTAATGTAGAGAAGCTAAAGAAAGAAATAGCTACTAAAGAAACTCAACAGAAGTTGGTTAACCAAAATCAAAACCTGTTAATGACACAGAAAAGGAAGGAGGATATACCTAAGCCTAATCCCAATACTGTAGATCGATCGTTGCTCAATAGTAGTAGTGTAGCTAGTAGATCCAGTATCTACACAGTAGCTACTAATGATAATACTACTATACCAGAAGGTGATGGTTCTAGTAATGAAACGTCTGTCAAACTAGATGGGTTAGGTAATGTACCTATAAGTAAAGAGCTTAGGATAGCTTCAGGACCTCTTAGAGATGGTTCTATGGCTAGTAAGTATATAACTGTATCTAAACCTTCTGTTACACTAGATGGATTAGATCCTACTGTATTACAGATGCTAACTGGTATGATTGAGGAGTATGGTGAGATAACTGGTAAGAAAGTTATTATCACGGATGGTTTTAGATCATATCAGGAACAAGCTAGACTATATGCTAAAGATTCTAATAAAGCAGCTCCACCTGGAAGATCTTTACATGAGTTTGGTTTAGCTGTTGATATAGACAGAAGAAACCTTAACGAGATGGATAGTTTAGGTCTTATGAGGAAATATGGGTTCACTAGACCTGTAGGTGGAGAACCTTGGCATATAGAACCAGCTGGTATACAGGCTGATATAAACAGAGCTAAACAGGATGTAACATTCAGGAATCAAGCTATAAGTTCCTCTATAGGTAAAGGTGGCGGTGGATATGGAACTGTATCTTCTAGTATTATAGGTAGAAGAAATGATGAAATAGCTAAATCGTTGTTCACAGCTACTGCCAGTAACGTTAACCCTTCTGATATCATGAATGGTGTTAAACAAAATGTCACTAGCAATACAGATAGTAAGCCTACTCCTATAGCTACATTCAATAAAGATAATAACAATCAGTGGAGTATGAGTGCTCCTACAGATAATAAAGTTACTGATGGCAGTACAGTGACTAACATACCTAATAATTTAGATGAGTCCATATCTAAAGACTTAGCTGACGTTAAAGTAGATCCTAATCTAGTATCTACTATAGATAACGCCAGTCAGAAGATAGGTGTAGATACTACTAAGATGTTAACATTAGCTGCTGTAGAGTCAGATTTTAAACCATCTGCCAGAGCAGGTACTAGTAGTGCTAAAGGACTATTTCAATTCATAGATAGTACTTATAGAGAGACTGCTCCTAGTGTAGGACTATCCTCTAACAGTAATCCTAATGATCCTTATAACAGTGCATTAGTAGGAGCTAAATATACTAAAGATAATGAACGTGTCTTAGGTAAGATGGGTGTAGGTACTGGAACTTTTGAAAGCTACTTAGCTCATTTTTTAGGACCTGGTGGCGCTAAGATACTGCTTAGAGCTAATGATAACGAAATAGCTGCTAAGTTACTACCTAAAGCTGCTATGGCTAATAAGTCTATCTTCTTCAATGGTAATTCGCCTAGAACAGTACAAGGCGTCAAAGAAGAAATACGTAACAGGTTAGTAAGCAAAGCTAGAAGGTATAACATACCTTTAGATAACTCGTTATCTAATAGTAACATAGCTGGCAATATGAGTAATGTGACATCCGATACTAATGTAGGTACTGTATCTAACGATATATCAGATAATACTCCTATATATGATCAACAGCCAGTTAGACCTAGCTTCAGGGCAGATAACGCTATCATACCAGCTGCTGTCTCTAATAACAGAGCTGAGATAGACACTACTAGTGAAAACTATAGTAAAGTTATAGCATCTTCTATGGATATAAGTATCTCTTTACAGGAAAACATGTTAACCAAGTTAACCAGTATAGACGATACTCTAATGAAAGCTCTAACTGATATAGTTACCAGTAAGAAAACTGAGAATATGAATAGATATAGAGAGGAACTTAAGCCTAGTATAGATCTAACCAGATCTAAGGCTGTATGATCCTATAGTACATGATACTCCACTTGTGAAACATTCATAAGTGGAGTATCACTTAATCGAAAGTTGGATAACGGAGAAAATATGGCTACTAATAAACCTATAGTAGAAATGGATGGTAAGTCCATATTGAGATCAAGGACTAACAATCCTCAAGATCTCTTAGCTACTTTACTGGATAAGTCATGGGTACAAAGATCATTCATGGTCAGTAATGGTAACATGAATGATAGTGTAGATAAAGTTAATAGATTCACCAGCACAGCTGATTTTAAGATCACTGACACTAGAATAGGTAGAAACATAGGTATCAATCCTAGACCTCAATTCACCAGGTATTCAGATATACGTAGAAAAGGTAGGATGTCTAGCAGGAATAAAGTCACTACTACTAGTACTAGTGGAAACTATGGTCTAGGAAGATATTATAGTGAAGCTATAGATGATCCCTCACAGACTATATATTTTAGATTCGGAGTGCCTGAGTATACGACATTGTTAGATTTCTTAAGTAGAGCATTTGATCCAGATGCTTTACACTTAGCTAAAACAGGTAGGTCTAAGAACTTGCTATTTAATATAGGAGAAGTTATAGGTGGATTCGTAGGTATAGTAGCTTTTCCTCAAGTAGCAGCGGTTATGTATATAGGCAAGATAGCTAATGTTTTATATAGTAAACCTAGATATAAGTTTTATACGTTAAAACCAGCTATGCATAACTATTGGTCAGCTGTTAACAACTTAGTTAATACTATAGCTGTTAACTTGAAGCTTATGCCTACTATAATAGCTGACGATAAAACACAGCTCATAGGGAAACCTTTCGTTATAGATAAAGAAGTTAGTAGACTGATGCACGAGTTATTACCTGATGTGTTCTCAGAAGATAACTATATAGATATGTATGCAGTAGCTAATCAAGCTCAAGTAGCTGCTAACAAGATCTTCATAGATGAATACGATAGGATAGATAACAATAGTAAATATGATGCTCCAGGATACTTAAAGGGTAATAAGCAGATTAAGAACTATTATCTTACAGATAGTATCTTTAAAATAGATGAGGACATAGGTAGGACTCTTTCATCGTTCGTCAACAAACATACTATGATGTCGGATTGGTTCAAAGACGACGGATTAGAAGCATCTAAGAATAAAGCAGAGATATCTCCTACCATAGATCCAGGGACTGGCGAATTCGACAAAGCCAAAGCCGAGAACCCATCCAGTAAAACTACTTACACTCAATATCTAGATAGTGAATTTAGATCTGGTAGCCAATTCGCTATATTTAAAGTGAACTACACATCTGCTCCACAAGAGTCCTTTACTAACAGTGTAAAGGAATCTGAACTATCGCAACAAATCAATAGTACAGTATCACAAGCTAGTGATGCTAGATTTTCTTTAGGACAGTTCAAGTTACCTGGTGCTATAGGAGATGTATTAAACAAGTTGGTAGGTGGTGTGGGAGATGTGTTAGCTGGGGCTGCATCTACAGTAACATTTGGTACATCAGACGCCATTACTAGTATACTATCTGGTTCATATATAGATATACCTAAGCATTGGCAGTCATCAGATGTTAACCTAGCTAAAGCTAACTATAACATGACATTGATATCGCCATATGGTAATCCTTTGTCTATGCTACAAAACATATATATGCCATTATGTATGTTACTAGCTGGTGGATTGCCTCTAGCAGGTGGTAAGAACAGTTATACTTCACCTTTTATATGTGAGTTATATGATAGAGGCAAAGTACAGATCAGGTTAGGTATGATTGAGTCTATAACTATTACCAGAGGTACTAGTAACTTAGGATTCACTGTTAATAACAAACCATTAGCTATAGATGTTAGTGTGAGTGTGGTTGACTTATCCAGTATCATGAGTATACCTATATCAGCGGCTGGATTCATGGATGCTGTAGTAGCTACATTAGGTGCTCCTGCAGCAGCTGTAGGTGGCGCATTAGGCGTATATAATCCAGCTATAGATGAAGATAGTTTACTATATGATTATCTAGCGGTACTAACTGGATTAGACATATATAGTCAGACATATGCTGTCCCTAAGGCTAAGATGAATTTAGCTAAATCTTTGATACAGAGTAGAGCATTGAGTTCACCAGCTGCATGGGCTATGCTAACCAATGATGTAGTAACATCATCCGTGTTGAAGTATAGTCCTATCGGTTGGTATACAAATCTTATTGATGGTATAGTCCCACCTTCGAGTATCAATGATCCAGCTAGGAATTAAGAGTTAAACATGCATCGTAATGTATCTACATCAGAGACTAAATTAATAGTCTCTGATGTAGATACATATGCTTATAAGTAACTATACGAATTAAAAAAAAAAAGATATGTTACTACAAGGAGCTATATAAGATCCCTGTAGTAACTACCCATCACTTACTAAGTACTTCTAAGATCTTCTGACATATAGATATCAAAGATCCTAATAGAAGAATCACTGTAAATAACAATATCAATTGCATGATGAACTCCTTACTCCGTTAAGTATACTATATTCGATGTGATGATTTCTTTCGTGGTGTGAGATTCATCTACTTCATATTCAACATCTTCTACTTCTATATCGTTGGGTATATGGCGTATACCTATTTCTATACATTCTATATTGTCACGATATATATCAATCCAATGTCTTTTCATTGATACGTTATCTATACTGAAACCATACATCTTAGGAACTATAAGTTTATGAGATACGCCTGTTACCATATCTAGTATTACTACATGGTGAAAGAGGCTATTGATCTCATGATTATTGCGTAACTCCATCACAATGAATCTAGTGATAGAATCATAGTCATCTACTACACCTTCTAATACAGCTAACACTTTACTATAATCCAAATGTTTGTAATTAGGTAACAAGTAAGGTATAGTAATACCGTTCTCTGTGAATTCCACAAAGAAATCTCTGGTATACTTTAACTCACCATATTCAGGTAAAGAATATGTAGATGTAACACCTTCTTCTGTGAACTCTAAAGAATGTTCCTTAGACTTCAACTTGGTCGTCACATTACGTTCATCTTCTCCTGAACCTATTACGAAATTATTAGCAATCTCTGAGACACTACTCATTCCATTATCTCCTTTTTATATATTTCGTGATAACATTGATTCTTCTACCTATTCTATCAGTAGTGGTAAGATAAGTAATACCAATAAGAACAACTGTGATTATAATATTCCTCATAGCTGTTCCTAATCAGCCATAGCTAATGAATCTACTACAGCAGTTCCCTCATATAGGTACTTAATGTACCTGATAGAATTTATCAATTCTTCTCGTTCCTCATAAGGAAGATAATTGATAGGTGCAGGTTCGTAACTGAGATCTAAACCTTCGTTACGAGCATAGTTTATTAAACTGTTATAGACTACGTCTGATAGTTCTTGTATAGCTTCGTCTTCACTATACTGAACTATGTATGCTACGATTACACATAGATGCGACTTAGCACTTATATCAAACCTAGATATGACTTTAGGTTCACCAAAGATGTAACTAGAGAATACTTTCATATCTCCTCTAGCTATTAAGTTAGTAACTTTTAATACATCTCTGGTTACAACGCTTTGATATGTTTCCATCTCAGTACTCCTATAGTTGTTAAAGTAAACATAATGGTTACTATGTTCATTTATAATATATAGGACTGTTTTAAAATGAGAGGACATAGTAGAGTCATCGTAAGATACCATATAGGTACCCTACGATGACATATGTACTTATTTAGTAGTATACGGTAACTACTCTAGTAATGTATGAGCCTATGGTACATTTATCACCATTACCAGATGTAAAAAAAAAAGATATGTTACTACAAGGACCTATGTAAGATCCTTGTAGTAACTATATCACTATCTAGTTATTTCTATAGTCAAGCAAGCTACTCCTAATCCTTGATCTGAAGTGGTTCGTACTACATATGCCAATCTCTCATCATTATAAGATTTACATTTGAAGATCTCGTCTTCTCTTATTTCTCTTATAACTGTAGTGAAGCCTGCATATATCATAGTATTTTTGGATGTTGGAATAGGAGTCTCAACTGGGACTCTTTCTATTTCTTTGACTATTGCTACATTAGCTTTCTTAGTTTCTTTCAATATAATGTGATCTTCACTGATTATTGAGAAAACGCCATATATAAGTGTACATAAACCACCTATAGCAAGAACTATAGGGAGTGCCATACATTCCTTACTCTTACCTATGCAGATAAGACCTATGATGGCCGCTATCAGAAAGAAGCCCAATGACAATACGATATATTCCATTTTACGTTACTCCTTATATTATTAAAAAGACATAGTTAGTACTATGTTCATATATAGTATATAGGAGTTTTTTAAAATGAAAATCGTATTTACAATGTAGCATATACAATGTTAAATGTATCGTTGTCATTATTATTGATCACGTTGAGTTGATTGGCTTCCATAGTGTTGTTGTTCAATACTAAGTTACTCATACTTTTAAAACCAGTATTACCTGAGACATTACTGTTACTACTATCAGTTACTTTACTTATACTTAGTAAGCCATCATCTGCTTTATTCCAATTACTATCTATTAAGCTAGCTCCATCTAACATACCTGTATATATATCCTTGATAGATCTATCATCTACACCAAACTGTGTTTTAAAGGGTTCTAAACCATCTACACCGTAGTATTTCTTATCTATAGCAGGATTACCTATGATGTCCTTACTAGCTTCTGGATAATCGTTTTTAACAACCTTGGTGTCTATCTTATTAAGTACTTCCATAGTGCCTCTAACACTGTGTGTCTTAGCTAATCCCATCATGGTTAATATACCCGCTCTATTAATAGCGGTCTTATTACCATTCAAACCAGCTATACTAGCATTGAATCCACCGCATAAGTTAGCGTCGTAAGAAGCCAGTGCTAATGCTGTAGCAGCATTAATGATACTATTAACGTCTGATAGACTGTTACCATATGCTCCATTAGTCAACGCATTTAATAAATTAGATATACCAGCTGGTTTACAGTTACCATTACCACCTGCTAAGCTATTACCATTACAGTCCAAATTAACGTCAAAAGGTCTTAGATTACTATTGCCTTGTCCAGCTGTAGCACATACCTTAAATACTTCTCTAGCTAGGTTCTTGGTCATCCCACCTTCAGGGAACATATTGTCTAGTAAACTATCGTATAGCTTATTAGGCATATTAACTATATCAGACATCATACCGGCTACACCTGTGGTATTTCTGAACAATTTACTCATTTGTTCATCAGTAACACCAAGGTCTTTTAATTTGTTTTTAGCAGCTAATGATAATCCTTTTATACCATCATTAGCTATATCGCCCGCATTATTGAGCATGTTAGATATACGGTCCATAACTGATTTCATGTCAGCTTCAGTCATGTTACGTATAGAACTATCAGTTACCGATACGAAATCAGTAACTGGTACATTAGTTGTCTTATCTAGAAACTCAAACCTTTTTGCTGATATTGTCATTATCTTCCTCACTTAACAATAAGTTGAATATACTATATTGGTTAAGCACTATATAGTACACAACTATAAGATACACATTGCTTACCAAGAGATCATAAAGTTGTTCCTTATTGAACATCATTGTATCAGCTAATCTACTATCGTATAGTCTTGTATCTTTACCTGTATTCTTGGTAATCTCTACCATAGTGACTATAGTCTCTAATAGGGAATCCATGTTACCATTATTTCCTATATACTCTAAGAAACTCTTTTCTACTATGTTCAGTATCAAATCTCTGATATCTGTACTATCATTGATGAACTCAGTTACTACCTTAAAGTTATCTATAGTGAAATACATATGTATGTTAGAGGAAGTAACGTATTCTAGGAACTCTTGTATCTTCTCGTTGTTACCTAATGAAACACCTATCTCTATTATACTGATATCCTCTACTACCTTCTTAAACATTTCATGATTGTTCATTATACTATGCTCAAAAAAAAAAAAGAGATCATTGATCTCCTATCGTACAGACTAGGAAACCAATGACCATAAATGGTTGAACGTACTTAAAAGTATATCCAACCGGGGGAGTACCGCCATGCGGAATATGTAGACGCTCCAAGTAAGCTCTCGACTTGGTACTACCCTAGAGTAATACCAAGCGAAGAACTCACTTAGAACGGTACGTCATCGTCAGTGATACCATTGTCAGCAATATAACCATCGTCGTGATTATCCTCACCTTCATATGGATCAATGATATCTTCTGTTTCGTTATCTGATTTGTCGTTCAAAGCTGCCCTTGCTCTTACTTCGTCCATCAGTTTAGTTATCTTATCTTCTAACCGATAACCGTTTTCAGAGCTAGCTACTTCTGCTTCAGGTTCTGCATCATCTTCAAATACCAGATTAGCTAGTTCATTAGGATCTACATCACTAGGTACTGTATCCAAAGCTAAGCTATGTACCAGCTCTTTCAACTCCTCATCAATATTACGTGATGAGACAGGTTCAACGAAGTCATAGATACCGCTATTACGTACATCTAAGTATGCACTGAAGTTAGGTTCAGCACCAAGTAACAGAGCTTCTCTGATATCTTGTAATCCACTGACGAACCATCCAGCATAGTTCAATCTCTTTCTACTATCACTTTTCTTATCTTCATAGTAACATTCGTAAGGTAACTCAGTTCCTATCATAACTTCTGCGATAGCTTCTCTCTGCTTGATCTTGTTCCAGACAGCGTCGAGTATGATAGCTCTAAAGTTCTTAACGTGTGTCAATGTTAGAGTCTTACTAAGTTCTTTCAAATCACGTCCTATCAGTTCTCTACATCTATCATCTCTTTCTTTTGATTTGATGTAGTACCAGAACCCACTTATAGATCTGAAGTTGCCATATATGGGATGTTCTACAGATATGGGAATCTCGTTAGATAAGGCTCTACCCAGTTCAGTATTGCCATGTTGTGAAATGTTGATATGGTCAACACCATCCTTACCTAACTTATTCAAATCCGTAACGAATGGATTAGGGAAACTGCGATACTCCTTTTTAGTTTTGATCTTTACGGATGACAAGAGGTCTCTTAAAGCGGTATTTCCAACATGGTTTCTATTATTCATTTTCATAGTTCCTTTAATTTTATGTTTAATGTTATTGAATAGCAATGCTTTCCAACGATACTTTGAAGTTCACATTGTATTCCCTATCTTTCTTGTCGTAGATAGATACACCTACAACAGGTTCTGTGATGCCATATACTACTAATATCTTAACGAAAACTTTCCAGGTTATTTTATCGGACTTGAGTTCCTTGATTAAGTTACCTTTGAACGATTTACTTACTGGAAGTTCAGTGGATTTAGATTTGGTTACATAATTCTCTATTACCTTAATGTAATCCTTCTCTAATCCGTTATCGTTAATTATTACATCTATGAAACTCCTTAGATGTTTACCTGTATCATCCTCAGGTACAAAACCATCTACGAAGGTAAACAAACTATTCATAAGTTCTTTATCATCTAGTGATATAGTGTACTCACTCATAGTTCCATCTTCTTTAGGGTTAAGCATGATAGTTAATCTGCTTGCTCCTAAGAAGATCATGGATTTGATAAAGGTTCTCCAGGTTATGGATGTACCAAATATCTCATCCGATAAAGACGCTGTAAAACTAAAGATCTTATAATTACTGTTGATCATCAGTTTACGTATCATAATCAATATCAAATGTTGATACCTGTTGATATCGATATTTAACAGATATAACAACTTCCTGAAAGCTTTAGAAAGTATTATGCCTGCTCCATCATTCTCCTTCTCAGACATAGTGTGATACCTCTACTAAATATTAGTAAGTTCCTCTAATAACGTATATAGATTACTGGTTACTACATTATACGTCTTAAGGTTCTTACTCTGTATATATGTTATATCCTCTAAGTCACTATAATGTTCCACTAATGATAGATATTCATCTACCACTGAGAGGAACTTTTTTACAGCTTCTTCAGGATCCGTATATACTCCATTTACCATAAACCATTTCTTAATAGGTACTTCATCTACTACAGTCTTTATCTCATAGTTAGCCACATATGTGTCACTGGTCTGTTTAGTTATAAACATCTTTAACACATTAGTATATGACTGTATATCTGGGTATAGACTATGTATATGAACTACTGTATAAGTCATAGTGTATATGGTGCTGAAGTCTTTCATAGCTACTTTATTTATAAGATACTTCATAGCTTTGTAAATGGTTAACTTCTCACTTACTTTTTTACTTAGTACCTTAAATATATTGAACATAACTTCACCTACATAATGTTATAGTTCAAACTGCTAAATCACTACAAACACATTGTCCTGCCAAGTATACCATCAATTTCAATCTTATTAAATCAAGGTATTCCTCATTGTTACTCTGTTTGTAACTCTTTAACTCCTTCCTGCTTACTACATTTTTCTTAAACTCCATAGTTTGTTGATCTATATCTCCTATAGGTTTTAAAATGTTACGATAACACATAATAGTACTCCTATAATAATTAATGATTACATAGATACTGCTATGCTCATATATAGTATATAGTATTCAAAACATAATGAAAACAGTGTTTCTTTTTACCTTCTGTAATGATATATAGTATATAGTAGTGGGACTCCTTAGTATATAAGGATTAAACGAATTTCACTATATGGGTGTATATATGGCAGACGTATTCAGCATGGAAGACCAGAGAAGGTTAGAACTAGGTCTATCCATAAGAGAAAGAATCATGGTAGAGCTAACTAAAGATGGCAAGCTACCTAATGATGAAAGCAGTAGAGAGTTTTTACTTAGAGCTATCGAAGGTGTAGACACTACTATACTTAAGAGATCTAAAATCCGTAGTGAAGATAAGCTACAGGAAGCTCAGAACCAGATATCTAGTAACATAGCTGAACTCTTGAGAAGAGTTACAGTTAGTAAGAACAGTCAAGGTACTATAGAGAACACTACTATAGACAACAATATCAAAGTGGATAATCCAGTACCTGGTGAAACTGAAATAGGCATATCCTCACAACGTATCAAAGAAGAAGTGTTAAGTAAGCAGTAAGATACATACGGTAAAATTAGGTTTCCTGGTCCCTGTAGATAGGGATCAGGAACCTATTTTGCTGTCTTTTTTTAATGGTTCGTTACTTCTGAGATACGTACTGAAGAACATACTAGGTAACAATTCTAAATTGATGAAAGGTTTAGATATGGCTTCTAAATGTTTAAAGATTTCATCTGATTTAGCTTGAGTATCTGGTAACTTATTAAAGAACATTCTAGGAGCTATCAGAGTAGTATCTGCACATGAGAGTTTATTAAAACCCTCTAAGTTAGTCTGTATGTCTAACCATCTGTGATATTCGTACATGACTAGAACTGTAACGTTCTCTCTTATGAACCTGGTAGTGATAGACTCTAAGTTCATGTTAACTAGCTCTACAGATATCTTACCTTTGAAATACTGGAACACACCTTCACTTATATTATTGACTTCATCATCTGTTAGGTCATAAGGATAGCAGTTAATAACTAGATGAGGTTCATAGTTATAGGGACTACTACTTTCATGTACCTGTATGTTAACTATGAAATCCTGTATGATGTCAGGTAAGAGAGACAATGTACTGTTAAATAATACTTTCTTGTCCCTCTTATCATAATAACTATAGAATAAGTCTTTATCTATTTGTTTATTGAAACTATCATCCAATCTGTTACGATATAGATCTCTAGAGAATATAGTAACTAGATCATCATACATATATGTGATTAATGTACCTAATCTGGTATCGAATAAACTATCCAGATCTACCATGATAGTGCTTAAGTTATTATCCATATATTAATTATAAGTTACTACTTAGATGCATAGCAGCTAATAACGTTTTTAATGTGCTAGAGGACTTGACTACACTTCTATAGTCTTCTAGTGACTTAAGAGTTACTTTACCGTATTTATCTATGATACCATTATAAGCAACTAGAGCTTTATTATCTCCGCCTCTGATAGTTATCAGTTCTTTAATGGTATCTTCTAATCCCATACTGGATAACAACAATAGCTCAGAGTAAGAGATTTTAGCGCCTTTAGATGCACCTGTAGCTTGTCCTGATAAGCTATCGATAGTTTTATTATCCTTAGGTATCTTGATCTTCTTAGACACTAACTGAGAAGCTCTCCTATAAGGTAGATCCATAACTAGATATTCCATAGCTGTCATATGGTCAGGTACATCAGGTTTACCTTTAATATATAGCTTACTGAAGAACTTATGGTTTAATTGTTTAGCTATTTCCAGATTGTTCTCTATAGATACTGCAGTAGCTTTGCTATTAGGTACGAATATAGCTAATCTCTGTTTCTCAGTAGCTAATCTATCCATGAAGTCTTTAAATTGGTTATCGTCCATAGAGGAGAAGAACTTAACGTATATTTCTTTATTACCTACATTAGGCGCTATCTTCTCTATGGTGTCTATGATGAACTTTTCTACTTCTTGTCGCTTAGTAATAACTAATCTCCAATATTAAATAGTTTTAGGTAAATCGTGTTCAACCAGAAATGGTAAGATCTTATCTTTGAACAATGTGATCCATTCATTGATATCACCATTAGGAATCAAACAGAAACGTTCTTGTTCACTACATGTGTTAACAGACATTAACTGTATACTCCAATATCTGTTCATATTGAATCTCTGTACATTAGAGATCTTGTTCTGACTATTTACTACCAATGGATGATTATCGAAACTATCCATCATGTTAGCAGTTAAGCCAGATTCAATTAATAAGCCACGGATAACTTCGATGAGATCAATGTCTCCTTCTGGCTTAGGTGTATAGTAAGGATTTGTATCTAAATTTGTTGTCATAGTTGCATTTATATGTTGCTATTTAAGTGTTTAAAAAAAAAATGACTACAGCTATTTATAGTGTTTTTGCCTCACTTGTGAGACCACTAACATTTTTTATACCTCTGTACAAATATCCGTCATTCCTATGTAATAATTTCAATTTCTTATGTGACCTATGGAACGCCCCGATGGATGTATCTATAGGTATTATTTTAAATGTTCCATTAGACGCCACATTTATTCTACCTTTGATACCATCGTCAGTCATCGCGATATCTCCAGTGCGGAACCCATATACTTCTTTGTTCCTACCTCTATACCTAACTACTTTCTTACCATTCTTACCGTTTATGTACCCTCTAAATAGTTGATATCTACCTCTACCCATAGCTTGTATATGTAGAGTAGGTATATCGTACTGATGTACCTTCTTGAACTTACCTACACATGCTGCATCATTAGCATGACTCTTAGGTATACCGTTAACTGTACGATTAACATATGTGTAACATGTATCATGCACGGTTACATCTAGACCTAGCTCCTTAAGACCCTTGTAGAGTCTAGTCTTCATACTCTGAACTATACTAGCTTCTTTAGTGACATATGCTTCACCACAGTCTTTACGTACCTTGACATATGTAGCTGCTGCTTCTATATTAGTACGTTTGAGTAGAGTAGTTAAGTACTCTACTACACTTAGTGCACCCTTATGCTTATTGCAGATATGGCAAGCTAGAGTTAGGTTAGTTAGCTGATCACTTCCACCTTTACTTACTGGTATGACGTGATCAACCTCTAATCTGACCTTCTTTTTACTAGTGGACTTAGTGCCGCAGTACTGACATGTATAGTTATGTTTGAGTTTTAGATAGGTGTTGACAGTAGCACCTTTCAACAGCTTAACCTGGTACTCTTTACCCTGGATATCCTCGTTGAGGATCTTCTGTATATCGAACTTAACATCTTCAACCTTAGCTTGAACTATAGGATATCTATACATCAGTTTTTTGACATGGTTGATGATGTTATCAGTTCTGGATACTAGTGAAGGTGGTACCCACCCTTCATCACGTTTTCTATTTAAGAACCTGGGTTCACGATATCTGGTCTTCCTATTACGTCTAGAGGACCTGTAAGCCCTTCTACCTTTGAGGTCTTCAGTTATCTTATGTCCTCTGTGGTCGATCTGTAGTTTACGTAGTACGTATGAGTCATTACCATCTTCAGTATCTCTGGTTACAGCTATACCAGTGTAGCGACTACCTGGGTCGATACCTACTGATACGGTTTGATAGCTAGAGTCTATACTGCGACGATCTATCATCTGTATAGTGAAGATAGGGTACATCTTATAGACTCTAGCTTTACCTTTAGTTAGTAACTCTGTACATCTTCTAGAGCTAGTAGGCATCAGTGGTATACCACTTTTGTCTACGACTGGTACGAAGCATATAGGCTTGATGGTCCTATATAGCTTACCAGTTCTTTTATCTATCTTATCTCGGTAGGTTCTACCTTGTGATTCCATTTTTAGTTACTCCTTAAGGCACTTACGTGCCGATGGTTAAAGTCCTCTCGCCAATGATAACCAGGCTTCGTACCACAGCAGCACCGATACATAATACGTTGTACCTTTAACTACTGGACACAGAGCAGGGAACTGAGGAAGCATTCACACGGTGTGAGCACCTAGCTATCGTAGTACTTGTTTAAGGTACTGAGGCTGACCTCATTGGTGTAACGCCGTATTACCTGAGATTTATATGATTAAATAGTAAAAAATGAAGAGATTACGTCTTGAACCAAAACGGTTCATATAGACCTAATCTCATCTCTAAGAGATCTTTGGTACTTAGAAACTTCAAGTCACCTTGATCATTATTGAGTGTCCACCATCCACGAGTTTCACCCAGTATCATATCCCAACTATATCCTTTCTTTGTGATGTCTTCGTATAGTTGTTCTGGTGTACATAAGATATCACTCATACTTCCTCTATGATACTGATGTAACTGACATAGTTCACTAGTGATATTGATAGCCCTTCTAAGTTTACTATCAGCATCTATCTTGGTTCTAATCGTAGTTCTAGACAGTTTAGCATCTGGGTACAATACTATACCATAGTTCTGTACATTACCAATCATACCAAATCTATCTTGTGATTTGATGTAATGAAATTCCGATAATGTAGGTAATACACCTTCTGATTGAGAGACTAATAGTTCTATACTGCTGCCTGATCTGCCAGTCTTAGTCCTTAATAGTTTTAAAGTTACTATATTAAGATCTACGTTACCTTGATCGGTAGTCTCAGTGCTATCTTTAGGATATTCAGGTGATTTAGTACCTTGGTTCATATATGGTTTAGCATCTACTGCCATCCAGAAGTTACTGGTTAAGAAGTATAGCTTATCTGATACTCCTTTGACTTTCTTACCGACACCTATATGTTGTAACTTCTTAAGTGGTTGAGCTTGATACTGACTGCCAGCTAAAGCCATCTCACTACCCAGATGAGCTGTCATAAGGAAATAGTTAGAAGAACTGGATGCTAAATGTGGTAACTCACCTAGTAATCTGTTTTTAGCTAAAGCTGCTCTAGCATATAACATATTAGCACCACTTTCACCTAACATATTCTCGTCTTGTATCTTATATACGTCACTAGTCTCAAACTCACTTAACGAATCTATTTCAGTGAATGTAGGAGTCATGATACTGATCTCTTCATTATCTCTGTCTGAGAAAGGTGTTCTATACGTATGATCTTTACTATCCTTGGTTTTCTCCTTAAGATATTTCTTAAGTTCATCGTACCATACTTCACCATGGTAAGTACTTTTATCAGTTACTACCCACCCACCATTGTTAAGAGGATCTTTCTCTGATATATGATCGAACCTGTCTAACATAGTCTGTAACCTATCTGACTGCATGTTAGATTCAGTATCGTATGTTATCATAGCTGTATCAGTAGCATAAGAGATCTTATCAGCTGCTGATAACATCATGTAATGTAGTATAGTGGATTTGAAGCTGTTACCTATACCTACTAGACCAGTGATCTGTCCTAACCCACCTACTAATATGTTCTCGTTATGTACTCCTTTAACATAGAACCCTGTTATGACATCCATTAAGCTTCCTATGTTAATCAATGGACGTATCTTGGGAGCTTGTCTCATCTCTATAGGTTTTAACATATATACCCTTATATTTCATTTAACAGAAAAAACTACTAGTAAGATACCCTAGAGTACCTTACTAGTTATATACTATTTGAGAGCTTTTAAGTCTTGTTGTAACTTATCCATGATAGGTCTTTTAGCTGTCATATCATCGTCAGCTATGCGGATAAGTAATTCTATTACATCTCTAGGTAAATCCAGGAACTGTAGTAAACTAATTTTATATAGATCACCTATGTTCTTAGCTATGTAAGTTCTGGTTATACTGTCTAGTAGGCTACCATCTAAAGTATCCTCTATGTTCCTGAACTTGATTTCACTAAAAGGTTCGTTTATATTACTGTTAGTGATATGATCGTATATACCAAACTCTGTTTCATATGCCTGATACAGTATCGATCTAAGCTCAGGTCCTGATAATCCTGATTTTATATACTTAATGCACCTATAGATATAATCATCTATATCTATATCTTGACCGAAACCAGGATGTGTTATGTTGTTGCTACTTAGCGCTCGATCAATCGTGTTAGACGTTGAGTAGCCAGGCTGAAAAAAACTGGAAATACATCTATAGGGATATATCTGCTGAACTTAGGATACACAGGATTACTGTTAGTTCCTTTACATTTAGGACAATCGAATTCAGCGATACCTATCAGAGCTATCACACTATGATCAATATACTCTCTTACTTTCTTCATGATCAAATTAGAGATATCATCATCACTACTAAGTACATTAAGTAACTCATCGATGGTCTCTCTATCTTCAGAGATGTTAGTATCTATCTCTATAGATTCGATCCAGTGACTATATTGTCTTAATCTACTAGCTTGAGCATATCTGGTAATGAGTAAGTCTTTCTCGTTCTCTGTAGCATCACTAGCGATAGTCTTCTCTACAGTGTTAACTATGTTAGATACCCATAGATGTCCACTATTAACATAGTCATGTATACTAGGAGTCTTGATAGTTATATAGATGTTCCTATCGTCATCTATACGCACTCTAGATTGATGTGTGTTAGTAAGTTCATCCTTGTATTTAGTAACTTGATCTAACGATCTGGAACGTGGCTGTCTATAAGACATATGTTCTAACTGATAGTCAGTTAAACTATTGGTATTCGTTACTAATAGTTTAGTGATATTGATAGTTTCTTCTATAACATGATTACAAGTCTCTGGATTGGCGATACAAGCTCTTTTGTATTTATATCCATTAGAGTAAATAGAACATAAGACACCCCATACTAAGATAGGTATGTCTTGACAACTAATAAGTTTCTTAAGTTCTACAGGATCTAGAACATCTGTCTTTAAAGTAGAGTTATATAAATGATTGAGAGCAAAGTCCACTAACCTATCAGTAGTATAACACATGGTGTTACTGAAAGCTAATCCGTAACTGTATCTACCGAACTGTATCTTGTCTGCTATGAATTGTCTGTTAAGTTCTATGAGTTCTGCTTCAGTAGGTGGTTTAATAGTAAAGTGCATACCACTATGCCAGAGAGGAATCTGTATCAGATTACCTAATCCTAGAGTCTGCATGATACGTATAACAGCTTTCTCACCTTTTAAGACACTATTTTCTACTTTATCAAATCTAGGTACAGAAGCAGTTAATACTTTACCTTTGTATTCAGGTTTCTGTGTAAAATTAGCGTCAGGATCCTCTAGAGTAGCCCTGAACATATCATGCATAGGTAAGTTACCTAACGATTCATTAAGAGTCTTAATCCATTCTCTAGCAGCTTCGTTATCAGCCATATTGACATTAGGTAGGTTACTAAGAGCATCTCTAATAACACTACTATAGTCTGTAGGCATAGCTACAGATTCTATATCTTTAGAAGTCTCTTTACCTATAGGGAAATGTTGCTCTACTTTACCTTTCTTATCTATTGTCTCTTCTACTACATTAGTATCTTCAACTTCATTAGTAACAGATGGTTCAATGTTAGTTTCTAATGGATTGTTATTTATTTGTTCCTCATTAGTAGCTTCTTCTACTACTTTATTTGATTGTTGCATATGTCCTAATAAGTCTTTAGGAGAACTATTGTTATCATCATTGTCTATCATTGTAGATGTTCCTATATAGTGTTGTAATGAATATGAAAAATGGTATCCTTCATCATATATAGGTACTTTTACTAAACTAACAAAAAAAAAAGAGTATACTACAGAATCCTTATTAGGGACTCTGTAGTATCTTCTTCGTAGTGACAGTCTTTCTATTTTCCCGACATTATTGATAAAGAGTAACAGAATATGCCAGGACCTTCACTGCAGTTTTTAGCTTCTTCAGGTCTTTTCTTAAAATACTCATAACCCTTAATGTACGCTGCTTTATAGAGACCGTAAGATGTTCCTTCAAATTCCTTTTCATTACCATCAGTTTCCAACAAGCGTAAGATCATGCGATCAGCAACAACTCCGTAAGGAACACAATCGTAGATGACATTTTTTATGTTTTCAGGGTCGATACTACATACATGATCTCTCATCATTACTCCCCCGTCAAGTAGTTCATATGTTCCTTTATGATCGACACTAACCATCTTGGCAAAGACTTCAGGTCTTAATTCTTGTGATTTCATTATGAAAATTATGTTGTTCTTAGCGGCCTTTCTTGTGTATTCTGAGTTAGCATCAACAATCGATGAAGCGGCATTACTAGCTGATGAGAACACCATGAATACGATCAAAGTAATTATCTGTTTCATTTTGATACTCCTTATATTTTATATAATATATCATAGTTAACTATGATGCTTCTATAGTTAACTATGATTATCAGTACATTAATGGATTAAAGAATTACAGAGAAAGTCCTTTCAATATAGATGCTGCAAATATCGCTATACAGAATATGATGATACTAGCAGGTATAGAAGCTATGGTAAGTTTAACCATTAGTTTGGTTAGACACCAAATGCTCAGCTCTACATTAGTTACTGTAACTTTGTTATTGTCTTCCATTTTGAACTCCTTATATA